ATCGAATAGTATCTTCGACGATGTCCAATTTGGTTGATCCTCCCATCCGTGAAGGTGCCAAGATAACGGTGAAGGATGCCGCGTTCATACGTCCAGGCGCGGACCGGTTGGTTGCTCGCCAGGATATGAAGGTCAATGGCTTGGTCCCCGTGGTCATGTCTAGCACTACGACCAACGTGCTTCATGCCATACGAGGCCGCGCCACGCAACCTCTGCCAATGTTCGATTCCAAGGATGAAAAGGGTACTGTGATTCGCACACCATATGACGTCAACGTTTTTTCTCGATTCGTATCGCACGTTGATGAACATTTTGGTGCGTATTATGGCGTGTGGGATCATCTGTTGGGCCGTTATGTGGTGCCGCGATTCGTCGTCTGTACTTTTGATAAATGGTTGGCACGGTATACTGAGACGCAACGTAAGATGATTACGGCTGAATTGGCGTTGTATATGACCGGTCGTTTGTCCACTAAGCGTCTCTATCGCCGTGGCATGTTTACCAAAGTTTAAGTGTCCGATCTGATTACCGCTGCCGACGTCCTCTCAATTGTCGATCCACTCGCCGTTGCTGTCCCGCGGCTCATTGTCACAGTCAGCGATGCTTTCAAAGCCCTGGTTGGACCGTGGTGTTATAGTGTATCGAAATGGATGGGGCGCGCGTGGGACCGTGATCACTTTATCGTTTACGCGCCCGGCCGCACTGTTGATTATATCGGCGCCGCCGTTTATCATTGGTACATGCGACTTGGCGCCGATGCGCCCGTTATGGAATGTGATCAGCGCCGTTTCGATTCCACGCAGCATGAGGCCCTTCTCGATCTTGAGTTGGAGTGCGATGTGCGACTCGGGTCACGAGAACCGATTAATGCGGCGGTGGATGGTAAATCCCCCACACATCATATGCAACAACTGATCTCACTCAATGCGTCCACTGCCAACGGCATCAAAGTCACCGGCGTCGAAGAAGTTGGTAGCGGCCAACCTAATACGACAGAAGGTAACACCCGTCGTTTGGCTAAGGGTATGGTTTTTGCATATTGCACCGTTCGTAAAGTCACCCCCGATGTGCTTGGCCCTCATGAAGATGGGTTTGCCGGGTTTCAATTGATTGACTCTGGTGATGACTCCGTGATCTTCACGGCTGTTCCGCTGACCACTGAAGAGTTGCATTCAATGTTGGATGTCTTGCGTGCGCTGGGATTTTCGCCAAAAATGCCCGAGCGGTCCACCATCGGCAATTGCACTTTTTGCTCCGCGCGGCCCTACCTCTGCGAAAAACGCACTGCCATTGATCCCGAAGTGTGGGAGCGCACGATGGTGATG